GACATAACGATATTCTCGCCATTCCGCCGGATGACTCGGGTGCTCATATGGATTTGATATGCCAATCATAAAATCTGAGTTTTCCTCAATCGCCCCGGAATCCCTTGCTGAATCTAATCTCACCGCCTCATATTCAGCCACTGCTCGGGAAAGTTGAACTAAAAGAATTAAAAAGACCTCTCTTTCCTTGGCTAGATTTTTTAAATCCAGCATCTTCCGGGTTGTCTTTTCGTATAGGCTCCCCGGCTGGTCGGTTTTGAGGATATTCAGGTAATCAATCAAAACAATCTTTAAATCGTCTTCTTTGATAATTTGATTAATTTCATCCACCGAATATGGCTTTTCATAAATTTTAAGCCCCCTGGTATGATGATTTACAAACTCATCCGCAATTAATTCCCCTCCCGTGATGCGATCCCGAATCTCTTGAAAGCTCATTCTAAACCATCTTTGCATCATCCGCATCACGAGTGCCTCTTTTGTCATCTCAAGACTAAAAAAACCAATGGGAACATTTGTATTACCAACAAGATGGTGAATTATATGGAGAGCAAAGAATGTTTTCCCCGTCGTAGGTCGCCCGAGAATTGAAAGAAGCTCACCGTAATTATAGCTATGGACCCACCGATCAAGAGAAGGAAATCCAATGGTTATCCCGGCAGTAGCTTCTTGTGTAATCCAATTCATGAACTTTTCAAATGCTAGTTTAAAATCCCCCTTCTCTCTTTCTCTTTCAACAATTTTTGCCTTTTCAACGATTGCTGAAATGGCGTCCCAATCTACCGGCTTCCCTCTAGCTATTGCTGATATTTCACTTATTAATCTCCGGTGGGTCTTCTCCCTCTTTACTCCCGCAATTAAATCTAAAAATTCCTTCTCTCGCGAACCAACGGGAATACCCCGCACCCAATCCGAGGCCACAAATTCAGCCAACTCTGAACCGGAAACAAATGGTTTGCTTTTCTCGTAAAGCTTAAGTAAATCTATCTGCCCCTCTTTATCGTAAAGCTCTTTCATTTCCAAGAAAAGAGCCTGGTATCTTTTCCGATTGAATAAATCTTCAGAATAATTAGCCTTCAAAATGGGGAATAAATAGGGATAATGAAACACCATTGAAAAGATTAATTTTTCTTTATCCATGTTATTTTCCTATCATATCCTTTTCTAGCTCAGCCTGTATTTCTTCCCATGGCCGGACGTCTTTTTTGCTTCCCTTTTTTGTTCCGCCGCGATCCTGCTGGCGAGATAGCCAATTAATGATAAATCGCTTGTAGTTTTTCTTTCTTTTGTCCGGATTTGCCAAAAGCCATGCTTTCATTTTTCTGAGTTCGGCTCTCACATCACAAGCAGGATAAGCATCTTTCCAAATTTGAATATCATCCGAAGTGATATTCTCCCACTTTTTAGTTTCAAAGTTGAAAGTTATTTTCGGTGGTTTTGAGGACGGCTTCGAATCGTTTTTACGATTCGGAGCAATAGTATTATTAACGCCACTATCTATATATATATTATTATTACTAGATTTATTGCCTAGATCATTATTACTATTACTATCATAAATGCCACGATCTATATTATTATTAATATTACTAGATTTAATGCTATTTCTATTTCTATTTCTATTGAACTGTTTGCCAACTGTTTTAAAACTGTTTTCCAATAGTTTTAAATCCTTTGTGTAATACTTATCAAACTCTTTCCAAAGGGTTGTCTTAATTATTGCTTTATCTTTCTCTATTGATTTTTTGAGTAGTTTTGGACTTCCGCAACCATTGAATTTTAAAAATTTATGGACAAAAATAACATTATTTTCTTCATCATATGAAACATTATTTGAGAGTTCATCTTTGATGAGTTTAGCAACCTTTTCCTTTGGAATGTCTGTTTCATTGGCAATTGTTTTATAGGTAATTTTGTAAATACCGGATTCATTTATATGTTCATTTGTTATCAAATAAAGAAAAAGCAATTTACCTTCTGTTGAATAATTTTGAAATTTATCATCACATACCCAAATATTTGTTAAAACTCGCCTATATCGTGCCATTTTTATTTTTCTCTCCTTGATTGGGATAAAAATTTTTTATCAATTCTTTCATTTCTCTCTCGTCTCCCTCAATATCTTCAAATCGGAGACAACAATATATTCCATTTGAATCATGAGCATGGACAAAAAACGGGCGTTTATTCCCTTGTAAATCAATACCAAAATCAACTCGAAAAATCTCAATTTCTTCTTTTGATGTTTTAATTTTTATCATTTTTTTCTCGCAGAAAAAAGACGGGGGGAGAAGTGAAAATATCAAAAATAAATTCCCCTCTCCCCCTAAAGTTCATTTGAAATCTCTCTTTTCTCCTCTTACCATTTGTTGGTGGCGGAGCTTCACCCAGATTGGATATTCATCGCCGCAACTAAGACAAACCGCAACATCACCAAATATAGCATGATCAATCCAGGAACGACACTTGAAGCAATAAAATTTCCTTGTTCTTCTCATTTTCCTATCCTTTCTATTTTTACCACAAAATAGGGCTTTTTTTCAACATATTTTTTCTTAATTTCATCCGGGATATTGTAATGGGTCCGCTGGTATTCTTTAGTTTCAATTTTCCAATCACCGATGATTGTATTTTTACCTTTTAGCTCTTCTTTGATTTCCTTGTCGAGCTCCTGGAATTCTTTAGCCGTAGGTCGTAATTCTTCCCAGCGAGCAAGTTTGGCCTCGAGTTCTTCATTGCTCAGCAGATCAAAGCCTTCGCCAAAATCTTTATCCGGAAAACAGGAGGTCCGGGCAAATCCGCATCTTTTGCATTCCTCGCAAGGTTCGACCGGGGGTAGTTCATTCCTGGCTACATAATCATTTACCTTTTCGAGTTTCTGAAGGATGGATTCTGTGTATTCCAGATTTTCATCCGTAAGTCGGAAATTTTTCTGGCAGAGTTCTCCGGTAGATTTATTCTTGAAGACTATAACCCCTTCTTCTTTCCCATCCATGAGCATATAGAGAAGAATTTGAGCCGGATATTTACGAATCCAGGGATATTTGGATTTCAACATTTCTTCGGGCGAAATATCTTTAATAGTTCTAAAAACATTCGGAGAACAGCTTTTAATTTCAAGGGGGATAAAAAGTGGTTTGCCATTTTGCTCGATTCGGATTTTAGCGTCTATGTGGCCTGAAAGCTGAAATTTTCTCAATTCAAGTGGTCGTTGCTGTTCAATAAGGGTAAAGCCGGCTTCCCGGAGTTTTTGAAGGACTGCTTCTTCATGGAGATTCCCTTCTTCAAAAATCCGCTGGAGTGAAACATCATGAAGTTCTTTCAACTCTGGATGAAGTCGAGAAAGCACAAGAAACCGAACACAAGGATGCCCCGCCTCGCTGGCTCGGTTTGAAGGGTGAGGATATTGTTTTATTTTTCGCCGATATACCTCGTCTACTGCTTCGATAAGATTGATTTCCATCATTTCCCACCTTCCTCAAAAAGGGGTTTTTCTTCTTCCTCGGGCTCGATTCCCACTTCCATTTCCCACACTTTTTTGATTTTTCCGTAAGTAACTTGAATCCATTTGTCAGATTTTAGGTCTTCAAGCGACTTGGCATAATAGGTTTTTTCTTTTCCATTTTTAATACTGGTAACTTTTGAATATTCCTCAAGAAAAGCAAGGGCTTGGGCTTCATCTCCAAAAGCTAAATCCATAAGCATTTTCCAGATTTTTTCCCGGAGCTCTAAGGCCTGCGGGCTAAGGGTTTTCTCGGTCTTCTTCTTTCCAGATTTATATTCAATCTTCTGGATTTTAGAGATGCTCAGCCCTGCTTTTTCCAGGTCATCGAAAGTAACCGACATGAGGCCCACCAATCGTTTAATGAGGCGATTGTGAAGATTTGTAACTGCTTTTCTGCGGATGTTTGCAACATCAACTTCTTCAATTGGAATGAGCTTGCCACCCATCCGAGCGAAAAACTTATCCCTCTGCGTGCAAACGCCCACGTCTTCAACTGTCCGGTCTAATTTTTTTGAATAGGCCCTTCCCGTGGCAATAAAGCCAAAATAGCGACCCTTCCCATCTTCATACCATTCTTGTTTCACTTGAACATCAGTAATATCAACTCCCCAAGCAATGGCAACATTCTCGGCTCCGCGATCCATGAGGTATGGGTTTCCGCCCTGATCAATCCAATCTTCTTCCCTAGTGAGTTTTAGAGAAACGACTTTGATCTTGTTAAACAGTTTAATATTTTTCTCTAACTGTTCGATTTCTTCTTCAATCTGCCGAGAGTCAAGTTTTACAGCAGGGATATTGATTATAGCTCCATTCTGTTCAGCCACCTCAATGGCTTCACCCTGTGTTTCTTCTCTTGTGATTTTTTCTTTGGCATCAGCCATGCCAAACCTCCTTATTTGGATTTTTAAATTCAAACCGACCATCAAAATAACGGTCGAGATGAATACAACCAGAGATAAGCTTTGTTCCGTAAGAGGTCCCAAAATTCAGAGCTTGAATAAACTCATAGTCCGGTGATTCAATATAAAGCGATCTTTTCCCGCAATAAGGACAGCAGTCTTCTGCATAAAATACATCAATAGATTTTTGTTTCATTTCTCCCCCTTACAACAAATTTTCCCAAGGGATGCCCGTTTTTTTACTGATCTTTTTTGCCATTTTTTTTCCAAACCTATATTTTCCTGTCATGAATAGAGAGATATAAGATTCAGATATTCCTAGAAAACGAGCTAAGTCTCTTTGGGTTTTGAATCCATGGATGGCCATGAATTCCCTAAAGGTTTTTGGTTGATTAGTTTTTTTGAAGATGTCTAAAAATTTCATTGCAATATTAATATAAGAAAAATCTCGCGGCTTGTCAACCCCTTTTCTAAAAAAAATTCAAAATATTTGAAATTTTATAAGCCAAAAGAAAACCAAGAAAATTAATAAAATATAAATCAGGGAATCTGCAAAATAATAAAGTAATCCGGATGATCACTAGGAAAAACCGGCGAAACCGCACAACATCATGTGCAAAATAAGAAAAAATTTAAAAAAATTAAAAAAAATTTTAAAAAAATACTTGACAAATGGCATATTTTTTCTTATTATAATAGTAGAAAGATGAGAGAAGAAAGAAAAAAGGAGGCAAAGATGAGAGAAAAGAAACAAATCATCTTAGGATCTTTCTCAGTGGTCCGGGAAACGGAGAAAGCTTACCTTCTTCGTTTCGAAGGGACTTCTCGGGATTCTTGGGGTGGATTATTCTACTCCAAGAAAAACGAGGAGTTTTGGGCCCCTAAGTCAGCCATCGAGCGGATTGGTGATGGTTACATCGTCGCTCGGTGGTGGAAACTTCGGGACGGCGATCCCGCTCTCGACAGCACTCGCTGGCCAGGGCGGAAGGTCCTTGTTTCCATCGACCCTCAGGTTCGAGACTATGAGGGTCTCCTGAGGATGGGCGATTATGCGCTCATCCTTTTTGAGCGGGCGATGGAGCGAGGAGTTGAGCTTCCCGTCGAGGAAACTCGGCGGGGAATCAAGATTTTCTTCTCTGCCTCTCTTGTGGAGGAGTTGAGATGAAAGGTTTCAGAATCGAAAAAGAGGGGCAGGGATTTTTCTCAGTGCCTCCCGAGGCTGAGGTGCTGGATGAGTTTTTAGGGAGTTTTCTCCCCGATTCCAGGGTGAATGTTTTCACTCTGGAAGAATATAAATCCAAGCTGGAAAATCTAGCTTGGTATGAAAAGCTCCCTTGGGTTGATTTTGCTGTCAACCTGCGGGGGGAAATGAAGAAGTTTGGCTTTAGGATGGTAATCCGGGAAGGGATCACCGAGACTGAACTTTACCAGGCTGGTGTTCGCCAGTCTGATTATGACTTTTTTTGAGGAGGTTTTTAAATGAGAGTAAGAGAAATCATTCAGGAAAACGGCGGTTTTATGTCGGGATGTTTTTCCCGACAGATGGAGAGGGATATTCCTCTCTGCTGTGGGATGGTCCCTCGGGTGAGGCCTTTACCGCCTGAGGAAAACCCCTGGGGCTTTGGCGTAATAGGGATTATCTGTCCCATCTGCGGCAAAGTCCTGGCATACGAGGATGGCTGGGATGATGAATCCCAGCCGTCTTATCAAAAAAGGAGGCGCAAAATGAGAAGAATATCTCTTGAAGCTCTCAGGGGAAATCTTAAGGATGCCGTCAGGAACATGGCTCAATCTACCTGGCCATTGCCGGCTGATCTTTTTGTGGAGTGGCTGATAAAACATCCAAGTCAATCATCTAAAACACTAGAGCTTTTCCGAGATTGGCTAGAATTGAATGATTGGATCGTAAAAGGCGCTGAAAAAGAAGGAAAGGAAAGTTGGCGTTGGGGTGGTTATCTCCCCAATGAATTTGTAGATTTCGCCCAAAATTGGGTAGACGAATCCGAAAGGTGGGGTTATTATTTGTATTGTTTGAAGTTTTTGAAAGAAAGGCTAAATCTTACCTATGAAGAAATGGCAAGAGAGGTGGGCGTTTCATACAGAAGTTTATTTCGATGGTTGAAAGAAGGCCTATCGCCATCTCAAATGGCAATACGGTTAATCGAGGACTATTTAAATCAAGTTCGACTTCCCTAACCCTAAATTTTCTTTTATCCCCGGGATCTTCGGATTCCGGGGATTTTTTTTATCCCTCAATTATTTTTTCAACCGCCATCTTGATGGCTTTGAGTTCTGGTAATTTGTTTAATTTATAATCAACTCCAAATTTCCGGGCTTCATCTCGGGTAATCCCCTCGGTAGCACAATGTTTCCAAAAGCTCATATTGGGAACATCGGTTTTCTTTGCCCATGCGCCGGCGGACATGATAATCCAGCCGCCGCCGCCGGCCACATAGTCGGTTATGAGCCCACTCATCATGTCCCAACTAGCCGGCCGTGAAAACTTGGGGTCCCAGGAATAACCACGCAGGCCACGCCCGATCAGTTTTTCATTCCAAGTTTGCGCTCCATCAGAATCAGATATTAATCGCCGGCCACAAGGTTTATAGAAATATGTCTGAAATTCACAACCTTTAAGGTGATATCTATTAAATGCCCAGGCAGTATTTATCCCATGATGAGAATATAAAATCTTCTTCCACCGCTTTATCCATTTTAGCGTGATAGAGCTGTCTATATGTTCAATCATAATCCGTTTTTGGGGAATCTGGAGGTCTTTGGTCATGAAGTTGACGATATCGGTTAGCCAAGCATCTAAAATACCGGGATTTATCCCTTGTGGCTCATTAACGACTTCCCAGATTATATGGGAATTGTCAAACTCTTTTATCATGGCTCGGATATAATCTTTAAAAATTGTCCGAATGGTTTGACTCGTAAAAAACCGTTTGTAATCAGTGGGTAAATTAAGGTGATTTCGGCTCCACATGGTCCATTTATAGCGAAGGCCTTTAATTCCAGAAGCAAGGCAAATTACCGTCTTAATATCCCTCTTATGGAAACAATCGAGGCGGCGGTGCATTTCGGCCGTATATTCTTCACTTAACTCAAGAATCCCTTGACCGTCATATTTAAAAATAAATTTGCCCTTATGTATGTCGAGGGGGTGAAAAAAAGATACAAAGCAATCTTTGTCTTCCAGGCAATACGCGAAGAGGCGAATAGCATTGACACCATGTTTTGCCAGAAGCTCGGCCGCATTATTAAAATTTTTGAAATTCCAGCTTGAGCCCTCTTTGAAAGGAATCACAAAGCCATGTAAATCCCAGGGGACATAGCCAATCATAAAATCTTTGTAAGGGAAAATTGTCTTGGTGTGTTTCTTCGGTGGCTCTGGCTTTTTGTGGATATTGCAAATTTCCCTTGGTTCTTTTCCTTTTATGAATCTTCTCTTTTCCGTTCTAGTAGGGGGGCAATAAGCACTGGCAAGAAGCATTGAATCAAGACAAATTTTTACTTCGATATATTCAGGTTTCGGCTTCTCGGGTTCTTCAAAATCTTTTTCCTTATATCGTTTACAATCAAAAAGCTTGTAAAGTAAACCCTTATTAAGAAACTTACAAAAAAACTTCCTAAAATTAATCTTCATTTGATACCTTCTTTCTTGGAATTTTAGGTATTACTGGCTTCTCAATCTTCTCAAAATATTCCCCATCTTTCGAGAGTCTCCACCGTTCTTTCTCTACATCAATCCCCAGCTCCAAAGCCACAGTCTCAATCGCCCGCTGAAGCTCCCCCTGCTTCTGCTCAGCCAATCGAATGGCGTCCTGCACTATCAACCTTTTCAGCCTCAAAAGCTCTCTCTGGCTTTCCATGAGTTTTATTCTTTTGGTCATATTACACCGCCTTTACCGGAATTTTATAATTTGTGCCATTACAGGAAATCACTATATATTTATCAGGTGTAAAAGTGCCTGCCGTTGGGGTCTGGTCTATACGGAATGAATCACACCGTAATTCCGCCTGAATATCTAAATCATCGTAAACTTCCCCTCCATCACGCCCAACACAATAGTCTTTTAACATATTGCTTTCATAATTCGTAATTATAATTTGCAAAACTCGAAAGCTAGAAACATTATAATATGCCCTTGCAGTAAACCTAAATTTACTCGCTCCATTTGCTCCTACATTGACTTTATAAATCCAGAACTTGGATGACCACAAAGTTTGGTCATCAATTTGAACCCAATTAGTTGCAACAGGGTCATAATATTCAGCCTTGAAAGATGTTGCGTATTGATTTCCTCCCATAACGATAGCAAATGTAATTGCGTAATCATAGGTTTGTGGAAAGGTTACCTCTATGACAATATCTCCAGAAGGAGAATTCCAAGCCGCTTTAGTTGCAGAAGAACCATCAAAAAGGTCTTCTGCTGAGCCAACATCAGGGTTTGGTGTAAATGAGACACTTCCTCCTCGAAGAGTATTAAACGCAATGTTATTTAATATAAAGGGGATAAAACACAAATCAGGAACTCCACCAAGAGGTGAAATATCTAAAGCCATTCCACTTATATATTGAAATGGAGTAATAGAGTTGCTTTTAATGTTTCCCATACTCGTCAAATCCTGCCCATTCCAATCAAATACCGAGCTCGCCTTCCCCGATAGCTGAGCCAGAATCTCAGCATCCGTCCGACTCTCAAGACCTGAAGATGTCGCCCTGACAAGATTGCCCGCAGTAAGCCCTGAGGCTTGGTCAACTTGGAGAATCTCATCGTCGTCTATGCCAATCTCATCTCGTTTGATGTAAATATTATTCAGTATCTCAGTGGTTGAAGGAATCTCCCAGCGACTTCCAGAAGCACCTTGATAATAAATTTTCACTGTCGGGGCATTCCCACTACCACTAACTGAGGCATAAATTTTCCCGACTATCCTTGAGCCTGAATCGGGAGTGTAGTCTGTATCCAAAGCCAAAGGCACTATATAGCTTGTCTTATCTCCCATTTTCAATTCATTACTTTCTGATGAGGTGGCAATCAAGACTTCTGAATCATCGGTTTTTCGTTCATAGAGCTTCCAATAAAGTCTAAGAGTTTTTGTTCCTGAAGTTTTCTCAGCGAAAATAAACCAATCATACATTCCTCGAGGGAGTTTTGATGGTGCTTCTTCGACATCGGAAATCCATGTTCCAAGAAGCTGGCCATCAGTTACACCTGATTCCTCGATATATGTCTCTGAGCCAGCTGAGGGAGTGAGAGAACAAACCTTATAACCCGTGTCGCCGTCATCATCGTCAGTCATGTAATAGTTTGCCCCGATAGCCGTGGCTACCCAATCAACATAGCCTTTATTAACGAACTCATCGGGATTAGAAAAATCATCATATTCTTGGTCAAGTAGAGGGATGCCGTTTACGACTGTTTGAGGTGTGGTTTGGTCAAGAATAAGAGCTTCGCCTGCCGTGGAAGAAGTTGCCCCTCCACTGCCCAAAGCCAGCATACGGAGAGACTGAAGGCGTTTTTCAAGCCGCATCGTAAATGACTCAAATTCATCACGCCGTAAAAATATTTTTCCTGTGCCAGCCATTTTTTCTCCTAATAGGTTTGAGAATCTAAAATTGCCCTTACTTCCACCAATCCATTGCTTCGTTTTGAAATCTCCCGGATCCTAAAAAGAACCGCTGAGAGTTGCCCGCTTGAATATAATGCCCTGTCTCTAGTTAATTTCACCTTTTCAGTCGGGACCTGGTTATAACCAATCCCGAAATCTGAAAAATAAACCTCAAGTCGAGGTGTCTCATACATAGATTTCAGAGAAGATGCCAGATTTTGAGCATCAGTTAATTTCTTTAGGTAAGTTTCAACTTCCAAGGTTTCTTCATTTCGATATAGATATTTCGCCACATCTGAGGTTATCTCATATACGGAGAAAGTTCTTTTGGCGGGATTCTCATCGTATTTAATCTTGTAATTGTATTTTACTGTGTCAACCCGCTGTGACATTTGAAAGTTGACGAAATATTCGTCCCTCAAATGTGGCGTTCCCGATGGCTCACCGGATTCAAAAACAATAGGCGCCAGCTTACCGTCAAGAGTGGGAATAAGCTTAAATAGACAACTCGCTTCCAATCGCTCTACAAATTCTTGAAAAGACATTTCGGAGTCGAGATATATCGCTAATTCCTGGGTTCTTTTAGTTTTAAGATTAGAAAATTCAGTTAAATCTAGATTAGAATCCGAAATATCCAAGACATCATTTAGCACTTTTTTTAAGATGTCTGAAACATTGGTCATGAGGCTTGAGTCGGCATTTTTGTAGCCTTTTGCCTCAACTAAAATTTCTGACGGTGTGGATCGCAATGTAAATCTGGCCGACTGAGAACCGCCATCTCCAAATTCTGAAATATCTTTATTCCCCATTTGCTGGGATTTTGAGCCAACCTGAGTTTCTGAGGGGGAGTATTGAGAGAGGATAGCTATCCGGGCAGTTCCTGAAGGTGAGCCTATTGGCTTAAACCAAAGAACAATCCGAGTTACATAAAAATCGTTTCCCGCTGGCGTTGTGAAACTTTGGGCGATTCTAGTTCTGGCTGAAGCATCCCGGAAATTTCGGTAACCCCAACCAGACCAATCTACATATCTAACTTTCAGCTCTTCTTCACCGGAATCAAGGTCGTCTTTGCCATATATCTCAAAAACCAAGTCATAGCTTTGCGCACTCCAGTTTCCCCCGCCATCTATTTCAAAAGCTTGGCCATCTGCGTAGCCAGTATTCCCAGCTACTTGTAAATAGTTGCTTCCATCAATCGAAAAATCCGCTTCAAGGACGAAATAATAAGTAGTGGAGGCCGAAAGCTTTGGTGTCCCAGTGAGAGTAAATTCGCAGTTTGCTAGGTCTTCTGTGTAGTCAGAGCCGGGAGTTAAGGTTTCCCCATCAGCGGTTATTGATTCAATGCTATATAATCCCCCAAGATTTTCATCGCAGATTTTATATTTGAGTTGCGTGGTGTCAATGCAAACGGGAATAATATTTGATTTGTGGCCAAAAAGAAGGGGAATAGGCTGGCCGTCTGCATTAGGGTCAAGATTAGGATAGTCGGTAGTATTGTATCGTTTCCTGGGAATGATTACGTCTAGCACTTCTTTTCCTTCCCCCTCATAAGGAATAAATCCAATGGCTGGGATTCGCCCGTATTCCATTGAGCCAAGCCAAATATATTGGGCGATAATATAAGGGATTCGCCCGTATTCCATTGAGCCAATGAATATATTACCCACACTCTTTGCTCCAGATTACTTTAAATTATCGAAGTAACATGGCTTTTTATCACCAGCAACATAACCTGTCGTATAGTTTCCCAAGATAACCTTGTAAACTTTTTTCTCTGCCATGAAGTTAACGCTCAATTGTTCCCAAGTCTCAGTAGACTCATTTACATCTTCCCCCATGACTTCTTGCGTATCGGGGTCTATGACTTTCATCCGACAATTTGTTGCGTGTTCTGAAGCCCAAACATAGACCGAAATGGTTACACCTCCAGCATCGCATCCATACCAAATTTCAATTGTCTCCCCAGGAAGCATTTTTAAAGAATATGTACCTTCATAGCTCTTTTCATTAGAGAAGATAAAAGAATTGACTCTTCTCCTATCCGCTTCTGCCATAATAATCTCATCATAATAACCTGCGACAAATCCGTCATATTCAGCCATGTTAGTTTTTCCTCACAATACAAGTGTAAAAACTTGCTGTAGAATCTTGAACCACCAACCACTCTACATTATTGTCGTCGGTTATAATGTCGCCGTTTGTTAATCCCAATCTATTATCATTATTGTAGCAAGGGCAACAAGCTCCCTCTAAAAAACCAAGTTGTTCATAACTATTTGTATCTATCACAGGGTCTTCGAGAAGCCAAAATTTTCCATTTATTGTTCTATTATATTTCCAAGTAGCGCTGCCACTTGTAGAATATGAGTCTATCCCAAAAAGCCAAACGTCTCGTTCAACACCCTCTTTGTCTCTTAATGCTCTCATCAATGTATCGGCATTTTCCGGTGTGCATCCCAATGGATTATAAGTGGGGGCATTATTAGTTCCAGCTATAATAATAGGCATATCTTTTGTGGTATCATGTCGTCTTGTTTGACCAATATATATGGCATGACCATCTTGCTTGTTCACAAAAATAAATCGCAAATCCAAAACCGATATTCCCCAACCACCCGTGCTTTTCTTTAGATAGCCTGTAATAGTGTTCCCTGAGCCTGTATGAGTACCTGCATCCCATCCTTCCCAAAGAACAAATTGAGTATAGTCTACCTGATTGTCCCCTACATAAACATAAAAATCAGAATTTTCGCCTACCTTGTTATTCCGATAGACCTTGGCATTCGTTCCAGCCGAAGCATCGTGAACCGACCAATAACTATTTGCCACAAGATAGGTATCAAGAATTGAAATTATAGCTCCCGCGGCATTTGTTAGACTTCCTTCATTCCAAGCCATGTTTCACCCCTTACAAAACAAATTTCCTTAAATCTTCGACATTTATTTCTATGTATGTATCCGTCAAGATAATATTTCCCGTCCAGCCATTCCAAAGGGTAATATAGTCGTTATAACTAGCCCCCTTTTTCCCTATTTTAATAAGAATTCTTTTAGCCACATAAATATAATCATATAGCCTCTGGTCGAAATAGCCGTCGGCGTTGATGAGCCGAATCGGTCCGATAGACTTCTGAATTCCCCCTTCTGAAAAATCAGATACCGCAAGACTTATCTCAGGAATGCTGGCATCATCCAAGACGGGACGATAGAACTTTCCATTAAAAACAATCTCATCTGAGCCCTCGTATTGTTTCGAGGTGAAATATTCCCACCAAAAAGAGGCGATAATATAGCCTCCACCACCCGGGTCATCCGAGCCGGAAGTATGGACATAAAGACGATTGTTTGAGTCATCGAAATACCAGCTTGAGGCATTGAAGTTGCAATCTGACAAACTTGCCCTCTCCGTGTAATCCGTGCCATCTTCCTGGACTCGCGATGGCTCACCCTCCGGATGAGAGAGATAATAACAATTTGTATATGTCCCGTCTTGTGCCCAGCTCTCAGTATCAAGGCGTCTTGCTGGCTCTATCTCCACAAGAAAAACAAGGTTATCTTTTTGAGTTATAGTTATAGCCATTATCTTGCCTCTTCAAGCTCAAGGCGAAGTTCATATCTATCGGAGTCGGGAATATTCGCCACAACCCACGCCACAGAATTCAAGACATAAAAAGTTGAAGATGACGGAGAAGAAGAATCCTCGCAAAAGAAATAAGGGATAGATAGCCCCACTGAATCAAAGATTGTTTCAAGGTTAGATTTATCGGTCGAAGTTAACCCTCGAAAAGTATATGAAAATCGTTTATATCGTTCCTTCTGGTTGCTGGCAACCTGACCATTTGCCGAAAAAACTATATCAGAAGGGTCAATATATTGGTATTCATAGCCATAAGCATATACCTTCGATAACTCCACGTGATTACCTAAAAATACCCGGCCTATCTTCAAGTAGCCATCACTATTTCCGGCATCATCAATATATATTCGCCACCACTGATAACTTTGTGCAGAAGACCAGAATTTAATGATTATATCCGAAGTAATAGACAAGGTCTCATCTACCGGTGGAGTAGTCCAGCTATCTGAAGAATTAGCCTGAATTTTCATGGTGGCTCCGGCTGAGAAATTGTGGTATTTTATTATGAAAGCCTTAATATCTTGAGCTGAGCCAAGATTTACCTTCAGCCATTCATCTTCATCGCCGGTAGAGCGCCAATGCAAAAGATGCCAATGATGCTGGGTATTTGAAGCCGGAAAATCAGAATCTTCTGAACTTGCAGTCAATGTGCCGGAATCCCAAAGATTGTTATACATAAATCTTAC